GTAAAAATTCTCTCGTCAGTACGGCAGAGTGTGCGGCAGTGCGGTGTACCTTCCATGTCAACTAGGCTCATTCTTCTAGCACCAGGTGACGTCATTGTAAGCGTCGGCGACCAGCTCGTTCAGCGTGGGGTAGACGTCAGAGTAGCGAGATACGACTATCAGTCGACGGACCAGAATGAGTTACCGGCAGGAGCACGTGCTGCGGAGACTTCGCCAGGACAGACACGGGAATTTGGAGACCGCGCGGGATCTGGAACGTCCAGGGTGGAGGTGGATCCAGGAACAAAGGGAAGCGCTCAACGTACCAGCACGGAGAGCACGAGCGGAAGCGCTGACGCTCACGTTCGGGATCAGGCGAGTCGAAGCGACGCTGCCCAGGGAGATACTGCATCTCGGGATGGACTTCATGCTGCGGGGCATGGACGTGCCGTCGGAGGTGGTGGAGATACTCGCAATACTGCGCAATCGAGCGAAAGTCCGGCGGGAAGTCATAGCATGGAGTCTCGCGGCCCGGAAGCGGGGCCTGGAGTTCCTTTTGTTGCCACTGCACGAATACGTGACGCACTGCGCGAAAGAGGATATCCGGATATACGAGTCCTCGGGTCTGAAATCCCTATTCCGGATAGAGATCGCGTCCTGTTATTTGGCGCGGCCGCGCTTAAGGAGCTCGGAGTTGGTCAGGATGAGAATGCTGCGCAGAAAGACGCGGAGGCGAAGCTGCGTCGGGACAAGGTGCGTTCAGCAATGACGGTCGAGCGGATCCACAGCGCGCAGCGTGTAAACGAGGAGTTCCCCATCAAGAAGAGAGAGCGTCAGCATTTGACTCCGGTCGTTCTAGTGACGAACGACCCCCAATACGTCCAACGTGCCCACATCCTCTATACTGCGCCGACTGGGGATCTATCCTGGAAGGAGACCGCTCGGAAGGCTACGCAGCGCCGCGATATACGGGCCTATGCGTATGGCGAACATGATAAGTCGCCTGGCGAGGCGCTCCTTACGCTGGTTGATGCGCTCTAGCCGCACAGGGTGACAGTACGCAGAGGATTAAGGTAC